CGGAAGCCGGTTTCGCCGCCGACGTACTCTTGGCTCTTGACGCAGATATACGAGCCGCACACCGGGTGTCGGCGGGCGTCGAGCGCTTGCGGGTCGAAGTCCGATCCACGCATGGTGACGTAGTGTACGAACTCGAAATACTGCTGTTCGTTCGGCGTCGGCTTTGCGGCTTCCGCCTGCATCTGCGACGGAAACGGCATGTCGGGGAACTTCTGCTTGAACTGGCGTACGTTAAGCCAGAAGCGGCGGAACACCGCCACTACCTCGCCGTCGTCGTCCACCAGAAAGAACACGTCGCGCATGGGGCACGCAATGTACCGGAAGCCGGGTAGCTTCGATACTGGCGTGATCTTTCGCTGGCCGATGTAGATCGGGCCGTTACCGTACACGCCCATGCTCGTGTACATTTCGCTCGACGCTGTACGGAACCACGCCTTCGGGTCGTACCGCATCTTGAACAGCAAGTCTTGCAGGGCGTCGAAGTACGCTTTGACACGGCGGTTCTTGCGCAGCCGTACGTCGGACGGCATAAGGCCGTGCCAACGCTGGCCTACCGGCGTCGCGATACGTTCGAGGATCGACACATACTTGGGCAGACTACGTGTGCCCGTCGTGTCGTATTGCACGCGGCGAGCCGCCGCGTTGCTCTGGTGATACGAGGCTGGTCCGTCCGTCTGCCACGCCGAGTAGTGCGAGGGCAGACAGTACGCCGCTGCCATACGCCAGTCGTTTTCTTCGACGGAACGTATCGACTTCGCCTGTTCGTACAGCTTGATTGCGTCTTTCGGATCGAGCCTCGCCATGTTCTTTTACGTCCGTGCTGCGCCGCCAAGGAAGCGGATGGCCGACACACCGCCGCCCGCACCACCGCCGCCTGTCAGCATGGTCGAAGCTCGCCCACCGCGAAAGAGCGCTTTGCGCTGTTCTTCGGCAAGGGCTGACGTGTCCGCTGCCGTCCGTTCGGGCGGGGGCGGCGCAGGGTCCGGCGTCTTGACTTCCGGCATCTTGGGGGTCGAGAACAAAGCGGCCATGGGTTTGCTCCTAGGTGTTCAAAGGATCGTATTCGGTCTTCGCCATTCGCTTCCGCCGTGCCGCCGCATTAGCCGCCATGTTGAGGTTGCGACGTGGCACTTTGACGGCGAACGTCAGCATGTACATATCCGAACGGTCGGGGGATGGCAAGCCCCGTGCGCGCATGTCCTGCTTGCTTTCCATTAGCGTCTTGCCGTCGCTTTTACGCAGGAAGTATTTCAGCTTTGTCATTTGCGAGAATGTCGTCGGATCGTCCGGCATGGCGCTGATCGGCTCGTACACCCAATCGCGGAACTCGCTATACCACAACGCTCTGTTGTTGTAGTAGTGTGCGTCGTTTGTCAACGAGCCGGGATACGCGCGGTGTACACGGTATCCTAAGTCTTCTAAGTCGTCGCACAGTGGGATACCGATACCCACGCACTCGACTACGATAGCGTCGGGTTGGTTCGCGTCGGCCACGGCTGCAACCCATTTGACAATCTCGCCATGCCGTAGGTTCGTCCGTGTCTGTATCGGCCTAGACCGTGCGTCCCATCCTTGCCGGAACCCGATCACGATTTCGTCGCCGCCGCTGTTGGCCACGTCCACCGCCATGATAAGTGCGGCGTTGTTGTCGCGCACTACGTCTTCGCGCTGCATACACTCGCTGACGCTCGTTACGTCAAAGAAGCCGTCGAAGCTCTGCGTCGGGAACTGGCCCTTGATACGCACCTTTACTTCGTCGCTGTCCTCGCCATACTTGGCGATGATCCCGTTGAGCGCCGCCTTGTTCGTGTGCGATACGCTACGGCTGTCGATATGGCGTGTACGGTATATGTGCGCGTGCTTGTCGAAGCAGTCTGCGAACTCGCCGTCCGGTTTCGTCGGGTTGCCGAACGCAAAGAAGAAGCCTTCGCCGTCCGTCAACGCGCCTTCCGCCACTTCCCAAATCTTCGGTAGCACGCCGGACGCTTCGTCAAAGATCACGAAGACTGTACGCCCTTCGTTGTGCAGACCGGCGAACGCTTCGGTGTTCGTCTCACTGACGGTCGCTGCTGTCGTACGGTAGTTCTTGCGCTGTTCTTCGGGGTACGCTGCAAACGAGAACGACGTACCCGCCCACGCAAACCAATGCCGGTTGAGCGCCATGGCGTGCCACTTGGCGAGTTCCGGCCACGTCTTATCTTCAAGCTGGAACTGCGTGGACGCTGTGACCGCGCCACGTGTGTTCACTCGTGTACTCATTAGGAAGTAGATCACCCACGCCACGAACGCGGACTTGCCCACACCGTGCCCTGACGCTATGGCGCTGCGCCAGACTTCTAGGTCCAAGCCTAGCTCTGCGCGCTCCATGTTCTCGCGTATGTGTCGGCCTAGCGCTTGTAGTTCCTCGCGCTGCCAGTCTTCCGGCCCTGTCTTGTCGATCAGCGGGTTTGGTGATCCGTCCGGCAGGTATTCCATGCCGGGGATGCGTACCTTGTTGCCGTTGGCGTCCAGCCTCGATCCCCACGGAAACACAGCCATGACGAAGCCGTACGGGTCGCCATAGAAGCTCGCGATGAACTCGGCAAGCTGCTTTTCCGTTTCTATGCTGATCTTGCTTGCCACGCTGTTTTGCCCTATGTTCCGCGTCGAAAGAGGTACACCATGTCTTTGTCGTACGACTACTACCCTGCTGTTCTATACGCGCTCAACGAAATCAGTCAAGGGCGCACGCTAACCGACGCGTGCGACCGAGCGAATATCGCTGTGCCGGTTTTTGACCGCTACGTCAAGAACGACGCAGAACTACAGGCGATGTACGAGGAAGCTATTCAGCGTGGCAACGACGCCATGGCCGACGCGCTTGTCAACATCGATAACCACAAGATACACGGACAGTCTGACGCCAAAATGGCCAAGGTCATATCCGACAACATCAAGTGGGTGTTGGGTAAGCGAGACAGCAAGCGCTTCGGTGAGAAGATCGAAGTGAAGCACGAGATTACCATGGACCGCGCTATCGTGTCGGCGCTTGAAGCTGCGCGCGGTCGTGTACCTGTTATCGACGCAGAGTACACCGTTGACGTAACTCCCGCATTGCCAGCGCCCGAAGACGACGAGCTTATGCGGGAGCTACTTAGCTAGGCCGTCAGTACGGCGCTTTCAGTTCTTCGACAGCGCCGTGCAACGGTGCATCACGCGTCACACGCTGACGCAGGCTTTCGGCTTCACGACGCAGGGCGTTGTTGTCCTGTTCGGCAAGCGTCGCCCGGCCTTCGGTTTCACGCAGCTTGGTTTGCAGTTCGTCCACGGCTTCCGCGATAGACGCCGTTTCGTCGGTGATGCCGAGCTTTTCGCGTACACCGGCGATGGTATCGGACAGGCGTTCGTTGGACGACAGAATGTCTTCGACTTCCTTCGCCTCGTCTTCCTGCTTGAACGCACGCAGCGTTTCCACCGGACCCTGCGCAGCCTTGCCAGCCCGCACGAGTTCAACGGCTTCCTTGTCCTCGTCGGACATGGTGTCGCCCTGCACGGCGGTCGCAGTGCCCGCGCCGCCAGCATCGTTCCCGTCGCTACCGGCGATCTGTGCCGGGTGTTCGAGAATGTTGCCGTTGCCATCACGCACCGTCTCGCCATCGCCCGCGGTGTTCTCGTCGTCCGAAACCTTCTCGGCTTCCTGATCCTTGAGATACCCCTTGATGGCGTCGAGCCGATCACCCATCGTCCGACCGTTCCAATCGTCGTTGGACTGTTCGCCCTTAACCGCCGCAACGATCTGCGTCAGGTCGTACACACCGTCACCAATCCGGTAACGATCAGACAGTTCCGTGTGGTGAGGCGCTTCCCCACCAACGTCAAGATTGTTCTTCGTGGCCATGGTCATGTTCCTTTCTGCGCCGGTATAGCGCTTTGCTAGCAACGCACACCTAGCCTATTTGATCCGTCCCGGCAAGCCCTATATCCCTCACCCCCTAAAGGGTGTGGGGATTATAGTGCGTTTAGGGGTTTACACTTTGTATAGCCCGGTTCCGCATGTTTGGCCATTCTGAACACTGCGTAGCACGCGGTTTGTCAATTATACACTTTGTATAGTTCGAGCTTGCCGGACATATGGTGGGCGGGCTGCTAGGATTTTGCAGGATGTATAAGACGACTAGACGACTTAGCAGAATTGTATTTTACATTTTTATAGGGCGTTGTGGACGCGCCGGACCATTCGGGTGATTAACGCGCAATCTCGATCCGCCCCCTACCCCCGCCTTGACCCCCTCCCCCTCTTTGCAGCGTGTAAAGTCAATTCGTCTAATCGCCCGTCGAGCGCTGATCGGCGGGCATGGGCGCGCATTGTAACCCATTGATATCATTGGCGATTAACCTGATTGCGGTTAAAAGTTCCATAATGCATGTTATGCGAACACACCGTGTAAAGCTCAACGATATCAATGGGTTAGCTCGCCGGCCTAGTCGCGCAATGTGTCTAACCGGCCATGATCGCGGGCGCTAGACAGTGCAGGTTGACACGTTGTCTAGTCCGATCCGGCCTAATCGAGCGGATTGGACGCGCCGCGCGCGGGCTATGTGCGCACAACGTCAAAGCGGACGGAATGCGAATGGCAATTCGTCCAACCCGTTCCAGTTCGCCGCTATTTGTCCAACCCTGCCGAATGTTCCCTTTGTCGCCAACTAGACACGGTGTCCAATTAGCCGCTTTGGAAAATGCGAACCTAAAAACCTACAAGGCCGCAAGGCTCTCCCCCTAAAGGGGGAGAGACCTAGGCTGTCCAGTAGGTTTATTAGACAATTTGCTGTCTAAACGTCTCGTACGGTACACCACGCGCTTTCCGCCTATCTGTCTAATCATCCTACTAGACACCATGTCTAACCGCCTTTGCCTTGCCATGATTGGCCGTTAGACAGCCTGTCACGTAATGGGCTAGCGCGCCGTGATGGAACGATTTGACAGAAAAACGCGTTTACAGCGTGTACAGGTGTTGACAGCGTGTACGAATAGCCCTAAATGGTTTGCATAGACACAACGCCAAGAAAGGTACAGACC